TATATACAAATAGATAAAATATCCGGGTGTAGTATTGGTTCTCTTGTTGCGGTTTTATATTACGCGGATATTTTGGATTTATACAACGATTTATACTGTATGGGAGTCGATCATTTTCGAAAAACGGGAATCTTTGGTAAAAATAAATTATTAAATAAATTGAAAGAGAGACTTCCCGATAATATTTGCGACCTGGTTCATAAAAAACTCTATATCAGTTATTACGATTTGAAAAAAAAGAAAAAAATAGTAAAATCAACATACAAAAATAAAGATGATATCATTGAAACAATTATACGCTCTTGTTTTTTTCCTCTATTGTTGGATAATAATTTCATTTATAAAAATAGGTATACAGACGGGCTTTTTCCATATGTATTTCCTGAAAAAAACAAAAATGATTGTAAAAATCTTTTCTTGGATTTATACGGATTTGATAAATTTAAATTTATATTTTCAGTAAAAAATGAAAAAAGCAGTTTTCATCGTATTCTTAGCGGATTACTTGATACCCATTTGTTTTATATCAAAGAAAAACCCACTTATATGTGTAGTTATATAAACGAATGGACCATTGTAAATAAAATTTATTATAAAATAGTAAGACCCATCATAGAATTTATTGCTTTTTATATAATTTATTCTTATTATTTTGTAAAAAATAAAGTAATGACGAGAGAAACTCGTGATTATTTGAATCGTCAAAGTTTTATTAAAAAAATGTTTAAAATAATACACTCTTTTAGACGCGTTTTATTTCAATCTTATTTTTTGTAAAAGTACAACCCTAACCCAAGCAACATTTAAAAAAAGAATCCGCGTTTCTTTTGTGTCCTTTTCTTGTTTTTACCATTTCTCTTATTTTGACCCCGTAATGTTTTTACATATTTGTGTTTGAGTTTTCCATAATTCCTGGTTTTTATTTTTGCGATTTTTATGTCCGCTGGTCTATAAGACAAGAACCATTCTTGAAATTCTTTTCCACTTCGGTCTTGTCTTAATTCCCGGAATTTTTGGGCCTTTTCAGACCTTATTTCTTCAATTGTTTTTTGATGTCCGTAACAAACAATATTGAACCTTTTCAATAGACCTTTTTGACTTAATCTATTTTTTTGTTGTAATTCAAATAAATAGTTTGCCATACACAAAATACGGTCCACATTATAATATTTTTTTTCGGCATATACAAAGGCCAAATAATAACTCAACATCGTATCAATCGTGGCTATTTTTATTTTCTGACCTTTTATTGTCATTTGATTATAACTATGACATGCGATTGGTTCATATATAAAAGCAATCGTATCTTTTCCAATCATGATTTGATAATTTTTTGGAATCACATCTCCGATTGCTTCATTTACTACAATACGCGCATTATTCACATCAATATCTTTTAATCGTTCCACCACAATTTCGGCAGTCAATCCGGCATCTTCGGAAATGACATCAAAATCCGGTATTTTTTTGACTTGATGGTGTATTTCTTTTGGCATATATTTGGCATACATGGACATGGCATAACCTCCGAAAAATACGACGGATTGATTAATAAGCGTATTTTTTACATTTTCATAAATCGCGGCTTCTTTTTTATCATCATACATTTCTCTTTGAAAATCAATATCGGCACAATTGTCGGTTTTGAGTGGATAGTTTTTATTCAAGAGGGTCAATCTTTTCAATATTTTTTCCCATCGAGATATATCGCCCGCGGGACGACTCAATTCAAGATACATGGACATTCTTAAAAAATTTGCGGGTGCGTATAAAATACCGCCGACACTAATGCTTTCGCGTTTAATGCTTTTATATAAATCAACATGTAGTAATGTAATGTCGGCGATTGGAATAAAATTAACAAATACTTTATATGTTCCATGATGAACGCCGGACTTTGCTTCAACCTCACTAAAACCTGCTTTGAAATACAAGTCGGCCAATTCTTTGGCATCATTTAACGCATTGGGACTAAAAAAATCGTAATCCGGAATTTCAATATCCTTATCATAAAACTGTTCTTGTTTAGGAAGTATATTATTGATGGCTGTACCACCATAACAAATAAGACTTTTTTTCTTAATAAAGTTTTCAACAATAGTTAAAATTTTTGTGATATCTGGTGAATTAAGCGCTTTTTTACGAACCATGTGTTCTGCCTTGTCTACAGCGGAACGTAAAATGACTAATTCACAATCTTCAAATGACATATTTTTTTCGCATAGTTTATTCATATTTTCCTAGATATATTATCTAATATATGTTGAGATAATATATTTACAACACCTAGTATAATCCCTAATACCTAATCTACCCCTTCTAAATATTGAAACTATAATTTTTTGTGCGGATTGTTCGTGTTTCATAACTGAGTGCTGGATTTTGAGCAGGTGGTTTAGGTACAGTAGTTGGTATATCGCGTAAATTTTCGGGTTTTAATACAAAGGCACATCCGGCGTCTCCAAAAAATTTTTCATTTTCTTGTAAATTAACATCATTCAATTGATAACGCATGGCAATCATTTGGCAACCGGTTAATCTCGCTGCGGTGCCGCTTAAATTTGGCGGATTTTTTCCTTTATCTGGCATAGCAATCGTCATATTTTTTTTATTAAAATTCTGTAATTCAGAAAGATCCGGTGTGTTTTTAATATCATAGTTTCTAAGAGCGCGCATAAATATAGAATTACTCAAAATATTTACATATTCATATAAATCTCGATTATCCATAAATGCTTTGTTACTATTGTCAATAATTAACACAATTTTTTTCGACAAGTCGGACAATTTTACATTTCCGAAATTAGTTTGTCCATTTCCATAACTTGTACCTGGTCCCATAAAATATTGGTCATAAGTATCAAATATATTTGCTAAATTTTGAAACATTTTTTGATTGTTGCTCTTTATTCTTAAATGAATTAATATTGGATCATTCGGATTTGGCGCTCCAGTGGTTGAAAAAGCATAGTTTATGATGATTTTCATAGCATCAATAAAAGGAACACTATTGTATGTTTCCTTAATATAATAACTATCGCTTGTAGAAGTCGCAATAACCGGCTGATCGTTAATCGAATAAATTTCAAAATCAAGACCCCGACATCCTTGTTTTAGAACATTTGTCAAATTACATGTATTCACATAATCATTCTTGTATGATCCGCCACTACAACAATTATACGCGGTTTTAATATAGTAATCTTTCAAAGTATATTTTGAATTAGGATTTGCCAAACTAATGGACTGTATTTTACCATTTATAGTACCATACATTTGATTCATATAACTACATTCACGATTCATTAAATTTTTAATATATAAATAATACCCCAGAAATGATATTATAATTATTACCATAAACCCTGTAAAAATATATGGAACAATACTATCTCGGTTAAAAACATTTTTAATTTCGTCTTTTAAATCTTTTATGACATTATTATTCATCTTTTAGTAGTATCTATTATATAATAATAAAAGTAATTAAAATTCTTAAAGTAAATATAATTAAAATATTAATAAAAATAATTAAAATCAGTTAAATATAAATTTATTAGTATTATATAATAGATAAATGAGTGGAGGATTAATACAATTGGTTTCAGCAAGTAATCAAGATATAGTTTTGACCGGTAATCCAAGTAAAACATTTTTTAAATCTACATATCATAAATATACGAATTTTTCATTACAAAAATTTAGACTTGATTTTGAAGGAGCCAAGACTTTGCGTTTGTCAGAAGAATCAACTTTTACATTTAAAGTAAAGCGTTATGCGGACCTTTTGATGGATTGTTATTTGAGCGTGGATTTGCCTAATATATGGAGTCCTATATTTCCCCCAAACACGGATGCAGCCACCACAGAAAATAATAGTGGGGCGTGGATTCCATATGAATTCAAGTGGATCGAAAATATTGGAGCACAAATGATATCACGAATTACCATTACTTGTGGAAACCAAACATTACAAGAATATTCGGGCGCTTACATACTGGCAATGGCGCAGCGCGATTTTTCGGCGGAAAAGAAAGCGCTTTTTGATAAAATGATTGGAAATGTCCCTGAATTAACCAACCCGGCAAATTCGGGTAGTCGTGTAAATTCATATCCAAACGCATACTATACGACAAATCCAGCTGGTGCGGAGCCGTCGATTCGGGGTAGGACATTATATATTCCGCTTAATTCGTGGTTTACCATGAAAAGTCAAATGGCGTTTCCTTTAGTGGCTTTGCAGTATAATGAATTACAAATAAATGTTACC